GTCGCTTCGTCGTAGATGAAGCCGATCGTCTGGCCATCGGTAAACGCCTTGTTGGCGGCGGTCACGGTCAGCGGGAACGCCTTGTGCGCGACCATCGCCGAGCCGCCGGTCTGCGACGTCGAGGCCGAGGCGACCACTGTGGTCCCGAGCCCGTCGGTCCCGAGGTTGATCAGCTTGAAGGTGATGTAGTTGGTCGCGTGCGTCGCCACGGCGGCGGCATTGAACACGGCCACGGATTCGATGTGCGTGATGCCGGCGACGGGGACGATCGCGCGGGTGGCATCGGCCGAAATGATTTCACTGAACGACACGACGCCTTGATAGCGGTCTGCAAACATGATCGGTCTACCTTTCACCGGGAGTGATCTGATACGCGGGGACGACGTCCCCGCTGGCCAGCGTCAACCCATCCGGGTAGCCGCACACGATGAGGCTGTCGAGCGCCGTCTGCCGCGCGTCCGGCGACAGGCGTCCCAGCTCGCGCACGTTGGCGTCGAGGTAGGACAGGTTCCACGAGCGATTGATCCCGAACGTCTGGAGGTGCTCGACTTCGACGTCCCAATCGCAATAGGTCTGGAAGCCGGCTTCCCGCGCCTGCTGGTAGAACCAGAAGTCTTCCGAGACGCTCAGGTCGTAGGGCGGATCCGGACTGCGCTGATAGCGAAACCAGTTCTCGCCGATGCGATCGCGGATCGTCTCGAGCACGTCGCGGCGAATGAGCAGCGCCCCGGCGCCGCCGCGCTCGATCTCGATCAAGCCCTGCCCGTAGTGGACCGGCGCGTAGCAGTGCGGCCCGGTCAGCACGCGGTGCTTGACGTAGGCGACCGCGTGATACGGCTCTTTCCGCATGTGATAGCGGGCGGTCACGACCGGCACGTCATGCGCGAGGAGCCGCTCGACGCAATCCTCGGGGAAGACCTCGTCGCAGTCGGCGAAGAACAAATAGTCGAAGTCGTGCGCCAGGACGTCGCGGACGATCGTGTTGCGACTGACATCGACGGGAAACGCCGTCGAGGTGATGACCGAGAGCGCCGTGATGCGCTGGGCCTCGGGCAACTGCGCATTGGCGCCCCCGCCGCGCAGCCGTTCCTGGAGCTTGTGGAAGCTGCTCCAGAACTCGGTCGGCGCCGGGAAGCCGTGCGACAAGAGCAGCCCGATCGCCAGCTTCACGCCGTCGCCTTCGCCTTGGCGGGCTTCGCGTCCCCGCGCAGATGCGCCGGCACTTTGATGCCCTTGATCTGCTCCACGACGTCGACGCCGAACTGCGCGACCAGCGCCTGGAGCGCCGCGTCGGCGCTCACCTGCGTCGCCGCCGTGTCGGCCAGGTAGAGGTCGGTTGACCAGGGCGTCGGCCGCCCATCGCCGTCGATCCCGACGACGTAGTCTTGCGGGTTGAGGCCATTGGCGCGGAGAAACGGCACCGCCATCGACAGCGACTCCGCATCCGCGAGCGTCACGTAGGTCAGCCCTTTGGCTTCCCAGGCGTGATGCCGACGCAGCGGCAGGCCGCCCGTCAGGTCGCCGCTCGGTTTGCGATAGATCGCGCGCAAATCCAGTTTCGTGTCGCCGGTCCAGGCGGGATTGAGCGGGATCGTCTTCAGGGGCATGTGACCTCCGGTCACGGGCGCCAAGGGTTACTTCTTGTGATGGCCGCGCGTCGGCGACACTTCATGGAGCACGGTCGGCTTGACGGCCGGCGTCGGCGCCGCGGCCCGCGTCACGGGCGCGGCAAAGCGGGCGCGCACGGGTGCGGTGTCCACGTCGGGCGAGGTCGGCAGGTTGAAGAGCGCACGAACGGCCGCGACCTGCGGGGCCAGCGCCACGTCGAGCGCCTTCAGGTACTGCCCGTCGATGCTCGCGCACGCGCGGGCATAGCTGTCCTGGGCGCCCGCCAAGGTCTTGAGGGCTTCGGTAATCTGCGGATGCTGGGCGCCTTCGAGCGCGCCGGTGTACTGCGGCATGCGGCCATCCTTTCCTAATCAATCGCGGCACGCCGAGGGGGTCGCGGTATACCCGCGCGGACCCTCGGCGCGTCGCCAGTCCCGGTGTTAGACGGTGCTGTTGCTGTAGAGGAACACGCCCGCGCCGCCCCGACCCGAGGTCGTCGCGCCGCCGCGGTATTCCGCTTCGCCCCAGACGCCCGTCGCCACGACTTCAAAGCCGCGCAGCGACGCATCGCGCTCGGCTTCCATCTTGGGCATCGCGCCCTTGGTCGCCAGCGCGATCGCCGACGGGTGCATGACGCAGCCGGCCCACACGGTGGACCCGCTCACGGTCGCCGTCGCCACGTTCGCCGTGACGAAGAGCGACGCGCCGTAGAGATTGCTCGAGACCATGCCCGAGGTCACGACCTGCTGGCCCTGGGGACCGTAGGTGTTGCTCTCGTCGAACACCGGGATCAGCGTCCGCCACTGGAAGGGGTGGAGCACCGTCACGCGGGGGCTGCGCGGAATCGAGTCGATGTCGAGCTGCCCGATCGCCGTGATCAGGAGCGTCGAGGTGATGGCGCCGGTGTTGCTGCCGGTGCTCGAGTTGAAGGCCGAGAAGAGCGCGGCGATGTCCGCGTCCTGCCGGCGCTGGGTCGCTTCGGCGGCCATGCGGCCCACGATCCCGCCTTCGCCGGAGGCCTGCGCGATGGTGTCGCGCGCGGCATCATTGGCCAGGTCGTAGATCGTGAACTTGACGGCGTGCTCCGAGACGGTCACGTCGACCGTGCCGGAGGTGTCGACGGCCGAGTTCGTGGTGAAGTCGCTGCCTTCGGCGATGGCGGTCGAGCTCACCTTGTCGTAGATCGGGAAGCGCGCGGTCAGCGTCGGCAGCCCGGTCAGATCCTTGGAGGCGACGAGGCCGGCGAGGCCGGGGACTTCGGAGAAATACAGCACGCTCTCGGCGTACGCTTCGCGCTCGATGACTTCGACGATGGTCGTCGAGGTGGTTTCAAAAGACATGGAAGGCTCCTACCTAACGGGTGAAGGCTGTGCCCATTTGCAAGGCGTGCGAGCCTTTGCGCCGCAGCTTGAGGGCCGCAATCGCGTCGGGGTCGCCCGCTTGCGCGCGGGTGGTCAGCTCGGTGAGATCGGCCGATTTGGCCGCTCCCTGGGTGGACCCGCCGGAGTTTCCACTGCCGGTCTTGCCGCTTCCGCGGAGAATGCGGTCCCGATTGGGCAACTTCGCGATGAGTTCACCGATCGCCTCGGTGAAGGGGGCCGGGTTGCCGTCCGCCCCCAGAATCCGATCGCCGTTGGGGTATTTCACGACGATGCGATAGCCGAGCGGGTCGCCGTCGGCGTCTTCGACGCTGACGAACTTCCCGAGATAGGCCATGCCGAGATCGACGTCGAGGATGGTCTTCGACGACTCGGCGCCGGAGAAGTAGTCCACGGCGCGCCCGAACTCGGCGGCGACGACGGTGTGCTTGAAGCGGTCGCTGAGCGTGGCGTGCTTGTGGTCGCGCTCCTGGAGCTCGCGGCCGTGCTTGTCGGCAATCTCTTTGCGCCAGGTGTCGAACTCGCCGGCTTTGCGTTTCCGCTCGTCCTCGGCTTTCGCCTGCTGGTCCTTCAGCGCGGCGTATTCCGTGCGTTCGTCGTCGGACATGCCGCCGGCTTTCAACCGTCGCAGCTCTTCTTTCAGCTTGTCGCGGGCCGCGAAGGCTTGCTTCGCTTCCGCTTGGAAGAAGGCCGCGTCGTCTTTCGGGTCGGGCGCCGGGGCGATCGGGTCGACGATGGGGTCCGCCATCAGAGGGTGCCTGCTTTCAGGCGCTGATCCAGCGCCTCGGAGACCGCGTCCGTGATCGCTTGTTCGTCCTCATCCGAGACGCCGAAAAAGTGTCGCGTCGGGTCGTTGTAGATCGCTTTGTCGGCCGCGCCCAGCGACCGGCTGTTCTGGATGAACGTGCCGCCCGAGGCGCCGCCGCCCTGGCTGATGAAGGTGATCTCGGCGGAGAGCGGGGTCGCCGCGGTCACCTGCATGTCGTTGAGCATCCGGCCGGAGACGGTGAGATCGACGCGGCTGTGGCCGAGCGCGGCGGTCTTCTTGGCCGCATAGCCGGCGCTATAGGGCGCGAAGCTGGCGCCGTCGACGCTCTGGCCCGCTTCCGTTCTCGTACGGATGCGGCGGACGAGCAGGTCGCCGACGTCGCGCATGTCCTCGGCGCTGAGGTCGATCAGATCCACCAGCGAGCCGAAGTCGCGCGTCACACGCACTTGCATTTACGCGGGCTCCAGTTCGCGGGCCGCGAAGCTCGCGTAGGTCACGTCCTGATCGACGATGGCCCGCAGTTCCTTGTCGAGCCGCGAGACGCGCATCCAGGTATGGCGGCAGTTGTACCCGCCCCCGTAGGCCATCACCGGATCGAGCTGCCCGTTGTCCATGTCGTCGATGCGCCCGCGCGAGTAGACCTTCCCGACGCGGTCGGCGCAGAATTCGCGCGTCTTCTGGTCGTTCGGTCCCGCGTAGAGAAACGGCTCGTCGTCCTCGCCCGTGGTCCCCAGTTGCCCGACCTGCCGGCTGTAGGTCGAGACGCCGGTGTCGTAGATCGTGCGGGCCTGCTTCGCGCTGATCTCCAGCGCATCGGCGATCGTGTCAATCAGGTCGAGCACGGGCCTGGCGCCGAGCACGCCGTCGACGACTGCGCGCCACACCGTGGCGGCGGCCTGTTCCCCGACCTGCACCAAATCCGCGAGCCGCAACTGTTTCAACGCCGCGAGGGCCTCGACGTCATACGCGCCGAGCGTGGCCGCGTCGAGCGCGGCGCCATCTAAGACCGAGGCGGCGAGCCGGTCGAGCGGGTCATTGACCGCCGTGGCGGCGAGCTCGACATAGCCGGCCTGGACGAGCGCCTTCGCGATATCCGTCTTGAGCCGGAGCGCGAGGGCGAGGCTCGTGCGCGTGGCGACGAGGCGGCCGGTCGGGTCGGTCTGGATCCGCCGGATCAGCGTGCGCAGTTTCGCGTTGAGCAGCGCGAGCACCGGCTGCAGGTCGGCGGCGAACTCGGCCGTGAGCGCGTCCATCAACTGGGCGCTCTGGACCGCGGCGGCTTGCAGTTGGGGGCCGGGCATCTAGTTCCGCTTCTCCCGGTTCGAGCCGTCCCACGCGTAGGTGGACGTCGTGTCGACCGCCGTGCCCGACGTCTCGCCCCAGTCGCCCTGCGCGCCCGGCGGCAGAATCACCGTCGAGTTGTACCCGCCGCGCGTCTCGGCCGTGCGCGCCTTCACCAGTTCCGTGTGCCACGCCAGCGCCAGCCAGCGCCAGAACCACGCCCGCGCGGTCTGCACCAGCGCGAACAACACGACGACGATCCAGCTCACGACGAGGAGGGTGGTCATCATGGCTTCTCCGGCAACGGCACCGTCCCGTGCAGCCGCTGCTTCGCGTCGAGCCGAAGACGCGCGTCCGTTCGGAGCCGCGTCGACATGCCGTCGATCTGGGCCTGCTGATCCTTCGGCTGCGCGTCAATCTCCGCGTCGATGACTTTCACTTCCTCGACGCTGATCTCGGGATCGAGCCGCCGCACCGCGCGCTTTTTGATGCGCTGCGTCATGGTGTGCCCGAGGTCCATCGCAATCGCCTGCGCCCAGGAATCGAGCTCGACCCGCAAGTCCGCCAGGAAGAACTCCTCGGGATACTCGACGCTGACTTCCGCCGCTTCGAACGCCGCATCGGCCGCTTCCGGCGTCGGCTCGGTCCACAGAAAGAAAAACCGGGCCAGCGTGAGCTCGGTGTCCTTCAGTGCGGTCGCCAGCCCGAGGAGCATCTCGTTGAGCTCGGTGTACTGGAGGCGGATGGCTTCGGCGGATTCGGCCTGGAGCGAGTCGGACTCGAAGCGCATGTGCGCGGCGCGGTAAATCTCGCGGATGATCTGGGCGATGTTGGCGCGGATGCCCGCGGGGACTTCCATATCGGGCGATTCATATTTGACCTTGCCCGCGACGACCACCGCGCGCTGCGTGCCGAACTCCGCGCCGAGCTGCTTCTTCGCCGCTTCGACGTCGGCATCCGGCAGGCATTCGACGGTCAGGAGCGAGAACGCCTGGTCGCGGAGCACCTGGTCCTCTTCGCTCATGCGGTTGTAGAGCGCCTTGACCATGCGGCCGTTGCTGATCAGCGGGCGCCCGACGAACGGCTTGAGCACCGAGGGCTTGGGCCGGAGCACCACGAACGGCAGCACGCCGAGCTCGGACAAGCCGCCGTCGAGCAGCTCGCCTTTCAGCGAGAAGCGCGCCCAGCCCTCGACATCCCACAGCAGGTACTGCTCGGTGTCATCCGGGGCCGGGTCGGCAATCCCGTTATCCGGGACGGCTTCCCGCAGCTTGATCCCGGTGACGTTGTTGCGCACGGCGCGCCAATCGGGGATCGCGGTCGCGGTGAACGCGGTCAGAAACGGCCGGCTGCGCTGGTCGGCTTTGGCCGGGCCGATGGCTTCGTCGGGCGTGGCGTCCATGAGGATGCCGGCGTGCCCGGCGGCCAGGGCCAAGGCGACGGCCTTGCGCAGAAACCCGGTGATCGTCGTGCGATGGCCGTCGACGTCTTCCCACCAGTCCTGCAGATCGACATTGGTCGTCTGCCGCGAGGGCTCCTGGGTGAAGACGTGCCGGACGTAGAGGTCGATCACCGTCTCGACGTAGTTGTGATACCGCGCCATCTGCTGGCGGCGCGCGTAGTCCTCGTGGAGCTCGTTGCGATACGGCCACAGGTAGCTGCCATCCGCGAAGCCGCCGGTGCCTTCGAAGGCATCGATCAGGAGCGTCCAGTCGGCTTCCATCGCGGCGTAGTCGGGATGCACGCTGTCGAGGGCCGCGGTACGGTCGTCGACGCTCGCGCCCAGGAGGCGCCGGGCGAAGTCCGGCAGCGGGCGATCAGTGTCAGGCATGCGGTCATCAGGGGGGCGAACAGCGGCGGCGCACGGCGTGAGACGGCGCGAGACGGGGGCAGCGTTACCGTAGCGCGGACGCGCGGCGGGCGATAGTGAGCACCGGGAGCGCCTGCAGGGGTCTGCACGATCGATCATCCGCCTGCACGGTCGCCGGCTCGGTGATCCGGATGCCGCCGCCGGGCGTGCGATGGAAGGCGATCGCGCCTTTGGCGAGCCACGTGCGCACGGTGCGTTCGCACACCCGATGCACGGTGGCGAACTCTTTGACGGTCAGCGTGGTCATGGTTCGTCGTCGACACTCGTCACCAGCGCGGCGAACGAGTCGTCGGTCCATTCGGGTTCGACGTGGCCATCGGCCGTGACGCGCACGAAGTCCGGCCGCAACTTCAGCAGGTCGTGCTCGTTCAGCAGCGACAGGGCGTCCCGCATTTCTTGCGCCGTCAGCGTCGGGGGCGCCATGCGTCCTTTTGCCAACTGGTATCGGCGGTAATCGAGGCGAACACGGCCGAGGGTTTCACCACCGGGAAGTCCTTCACGATCCAGTAGCCGGCGGCGTCCGAGACATGGACGAGCAGCTCGTTGGTGTCCTGATCGAGCTCGCCGTTGCGCTTGAAGATCACCTGCTCCAAGTCCGCGATCAGCCGCACGCACGCGGGGTCGATCCGCAGATGATGCCGCCCGTCCATGGTTTCGCACCGCGCGTTGACCGCCGCGACGCGGTCCCGGATATGCGGGTTGTCGTTCGGGACGCACCAGGTCGCGCCCGGGAAGGTTGCTTTGACCACGGCGTGATCGGACGGCCCCGTGGTCTTGCCCGCGCGCCCGGAGGCGTCGCCGTAGAGCCGAACCGGCCCTTTCCAGCCCGCGGCATCGAGCAGCGCCTTCGCCGCCTGCGCGCTCGCCCGCGTGGCTTCGCCGCCGGCAAACTGGACGAACACTTCCCGCCAGATGCGCGCTTCGGTCCCGACCTGCTGGCCAATGATCGCGGTCGCCGGCTGGATGTTGAAGTCGAACGAGAGACAGACCGGCACGGCGGGCTCGAGCGCGACGGGCTGGACGTGGAGCACGCGCGAGAAGGCGTAGTAG